GTCACATTTTTATCTTTAGACGTGGAGGGCTTAAATTACTCTTTGTTCTTAGAAATCCCGCCCTACTTCTGGGATCAGTTGAAAATGGTGGTGATAGAACACGATAAATTTGATAGAGAGATGACCCGAATCCTGTCAGGATTTGGTTTTTCTAAACTCGCTCAGAACCCAGAAAATATCATTATGGCGAAAATCTAATTTAGATAGGCGCTATACCAAAATTTGATTTATTTCATTTTAGCCATATACATCTATGGTTTCGCTAAAATAATAGTTTCTGGTTAAGGGCGGGTACCTAAATTTAAGAATTTTTACGGTATGATTCACCCTTTACAAAAATAAAGTTTACAAATTCATATAAACGGTCCAAAACTCGAGTATCGTAATAAGATTCTAAGCCTTTCAAGCTGAGATTGGTAGTAGCATGAAATTTGGGTTTTTGGTCAAACTTATATTCAGTATACAATTTGTGGCGCTCAAAGATGAGAGTTTTGATCGGATAAAATTTGGTACCGTAATTTTGAACCATTGGTGACTCAATACCCAGATCATCTACAAATAAATCGTAGTGTACAAATGGTTTTATACAATCTAATCCTTGTTCAGCATATAACCTTTCAAAATCATAAGCTGTTTTTTTGGCGGTTTTTGAATCTAAGTAATGACGCATGAAATAGGTTTTACCGACTCCAGGTGGACCTAATAACAGCAAGCCTCGGTCGGTGTCCAGGTTATATTCGGTCCACTTGTCTGGGTCGTGTAAAAGCTTTAAATCAGTCTGATGTATAGTTAAGTTTCTCATTTAGCAAATGTAAAGCAAAATAAAAGAAAAAAGAAAAAAATAAAAGAAAATAAAAGAAAAGAAAAGCGTGCTAAGAATCATCTTAGCAAATGCTAAATATTTGAGGTTTTTTCCTGGTGAAACGTGGTTTAGGACCCTATTTTTCATATAAACCCCCATTATTAATAGATTTTTGATGACCACCTAAGGCACCTGCTGCCTTTCTTTTGGCTTGAATTTCTAACATTTTTGTCTTTCTGGTTTTTTGAGATTCAGACCAAAATTTTTCGTCATCAAACTCGAAAAGTTCAAACTCAGTAATGATGTTTTCTAAGGTTTCAACATCTAAACCCGACTCAAAAGACAACACTTCAAGATTATCAAAATACATTTCAGAATCTAATTCCCATAATACTTCAACAATTAGCCAGTAAGCACCATAACCTGCCATACCGTGCACTTGTCTTAACTTAACCATTTTATGGTCATGTCGAGCATGAAAGTCATGCGGAAAATAATAAGTTTTTTTAGCCATTGTGTAAATTTAAATCTCGAGTATACACATGTAAATTTGTTATAAACCAGTGCATGGAACCTACTTCAATTTCTAAAAGTTGTGCCACCATAGCCATCAATTTACCAAAAATAAACTGGTCGTTACAAAAACCTTTAACCAAATCAATTGAACGTGCAAATACAGTTAAACACAGTTTATTGTCGATAATAACAAAATTTAACACCAAATTGCAGGGCGTATCATATTGATAGCGATCTATGTCTTGTGGATCCCAGTGCACCAGCACAGCCCGCCTGGAATCGGGCTGCTGGCGCAGTTGGTCAATTACTTTTTTCAATTGGTCATTCAATAACCAAAAATAACCGTAATTGGAGTTAACTTCCTCAGTACCAGGAATCATCATTTTACGCCACATTGGTGCTCGCTTAGCAATTTCAGCGGCGGATCTGTTGCCTGATAAATACCAAGCCCATTCGGCTTCAGCATAATTACGACTCCATTTGCGCCAAGGAGTCTTGATGTCTAATTGTGTAACATCAAAGACCGTAAAGGACACATTAAAAACGGCTTTAGTATCCGCAAAATCTTGACCGTGTAGTGTGATAAAATCGAACCAAGTCTCAAAAGCTGATTCAGCAGTTTTAAAATTATTTTGTGGCATCGTAATCTGTTTTATAGTGTTCATACATTTGAGTCATATACGCCATAGCATCCAATAAATTATCAAATTTGAAATTATATGAGTCACGTGAAAACTTTAACGCAATCAACATTAAATACACATGTTTAGCTTCTAAATTTAAACCACTCATACCATTAAAAATTTGCGCTGCACGCTCCATGCCTTCAGCAAAAGGACCGTATTGGCGTGTCTTTTCTTCCGATCTTTCATACACAATTTGAAACACCTGTTGCAATAAATTGTCGGATAAATCAGCCACTGTGTGTGTGGGCTTTTGCTCACAAATATTTTCAAATTCACAGGTAGTGGTAGCAGTAGCTAAAATGTGTTCACGCCACCATTTACAAGCCGCCTCAATTGAGTCGGCTTCAACAATTTGGTAAACCAATTTGCCACCCAAAAAATAATCAATCTTGTAAGTTTTCATGTGTAATAGCTTTAGTTTGTGGAGCATTAATACGGTGTTGGCGAATTACTTCGGGTTCAAATTCATCTTCGGAATATAAACCTTCACGATAGAAACCAGTCATCTTTAAAATCGAGCGCGCCAAAGCACGCTTTTCGGCCATCGCGACTGGATAAGATTGTTTGCAGTTTAAAGGCGAAGCTTCACCAAATGACTCAATACAAAATTCACCCTGTGTGGCAGTGGCTTTGATAACCACAAATTTATGGTCGGGCGAAATGTTTTCAATCGTGTACTTGACCACGATGCCATCTGCGTTTTGGATCTTTTCAATGCCTGTGCGTGTAATGATTGGAATTTTTTTGCCGCCCAATTGCAGCATAAATAAGTCTTCACGTGGAATAGAATACTTTTGAATTAGTTTTTTTAGATTTTCGAAATTGCTCATACTTTAAAGATGTCGGTTTGTGAAAGTGAAAAATAATCGGTAGAATTAATGTTTTGAGGTACAGGTCTAATTTCAGTAAATAAAGAAGACCCTTGGGTATCGTGTTCGATCTTTAAACGCTGACGTGCCACCAAATTGTTCAACATTTGCCGCACACGTAGCTCAGAAATACCTAACAAGTGAGCCAAAAAATGATTTGAACCACACGCTTCATAGGCCAAAGCACGATTTTTAACGGCCCAAAAACGCACATAACAAATAAAAAGCTTTTCGTACAAATCGTACAATTCAGGATCCGACATCACGTCTGGATACAAGTTGAGGGAATGGGGGGTGTTTTTTGACATAGATTATATTTTTTAGATTGTAGCAAAATTACTCAAAAAACTTAGCAAAAGCTAAATTTATACATTAAATTTACATTAATTTTTGCGCTTCATGACCCAAAGTGTATTTCGGGCATGCTCTGGAAACATCGGCGCCATTAAATTCGACACCAAGTTGGCATCATAATAAGCATATAAAGCCTTAAACATTTCTTTTTGCCAGTCATTTAACAGCGGTTTATAATCTCTTTGGGAAGCAAAAGTACCAAATTTAGCCACAATATCAAAATATGTACCCAAATGATGTTGTAGTTCGGCATGTGAAAACTCCTGTACCGCCACACCTCGACCGTCGCCCGAGTCATAAGTATGGTTACCAGCGGCACCTACATGTCCATCATAATTGGGCGTAGACAAATAATAAGTAGCATCCAGATGTCCACAAGCCATAAAATTGCGCAAGAAAGCATCCACATTTTGTTTGCCTACATGTTCTAAAACTTCAAAAGAACACACTTTGTCGGCCGATAAAGCTGAAAAATCAAACTCATTTTTCACCAAATCGGCCACATGGAACTCAGCCCAATCTACATCAACATACTTAGCTTGTGCTTGTTCAATGGTACGAGGTCTAATATCCAGCCCGACATAACGAGCACATTTAAAGCGGTTACGATATAAGACCTCTAACAAGCTACCTTTACCTGAACCAAAATCGACTACGCGATCGCCTATTTTGGCTTCACGTAAAATATGGGTCCAACGTAGGTAATGGGCAAACTGGTCACGGTGGAAGACATGGCGCTCAAAAGTGGTTTGAGGGTCCAAATCGGTGACATTATAATTTTTCATAAAATATGGTTTTAAGTATATATCGGCAAATATAGCACAAAATCTCCAACTTTAGCACTTGCCACAAAAAAATTTAAAATTTTTATACTTACTACAAAAGAACAAATAAAACAAGATGACTTGGATCGCGGGCCAATCAGGCAATCCCAAAGGTAGACCCCACAAACCTAATCAGGTTACAACTGAAATTAAACAAGCTTTTGCTAAGTTATTGGAAGATCAGGGCGAAAATTTAGTGCAGGCTTTAGAACAAGTTCGAAACAAAGACCCAAAGTCTTATTTGGAACTGTACATCAAAATTTCTGAAAGATTTGTACCTGCAATTTCCAGAGCCGAAATAACCGGTTTTGAAGGTGAAACTTTCCAACCTATCCAAATTGTAATCCCAGACAAAAATGACCCAGCAGTTTAAATTTTTAGACTGCTATGCGCCAATTTTTTACGAAGACAAGACCTATTGGTTAATCTACGGCGGTCGTGGTTCAGGCAAATCGACTAATGTAGCGGCATATTTTGTAATGAAACTAATGTCGCCTGAGTATTTTAGAGGTGTGATTGCACGCTTCACACAAAAATCTTTAACCAATTCTATTTACCGTGATATTGTTGACATCATAACCAATTGGAACTTAATACCTTTTATTGAAATTAAAAACGATGAGATTCGCAGCAAAATTAACCAGAACCTAATTATTACCCATGCTTTCAAAATAGGCGATAATACACAAACCGCTAAAGGCAAAGGTATTGCCAATCCAACTCACTTGTTGATTGATGAAGCACAGGAAGTGCCAGGAGAAGAGGAATATTTGAAGCTGATTGACTCTTTTCGAACCAAAGGTGCCGAACGTAAAATCTTCATTGTGTTTAATCCAACCTCAAAAAATTCATGGATATTCAAGCGCTGGTTTCTACCCGATTCAACACCCAATCCTAAATGGACTCACACCCACGGCTTTATCTA